TAATGTATCTAGGAAACGTGAAAGACAGGTTGCTGAAATGTTAAGTTCTAGTGAATGGTTAGGATTATATGAATAATGGTAATGAAGGACTTGAAAATCTAAAAGAGCTAGAAAAACTAGAGTTAATTATTAATAAGTTTAAGCAATTAATTACTGAACAGGAATCTGAAATTGAAACTCTTAAAAAAGAGATTGCTTTAGTTAGAGAAGATGGTCAAATTGAAATTCTAAGATTAAATAAGTTGTTAACAGAAGCTATCTTTACAAGAGAACAACGTATAAGAGAACTAGAGCAAATCAGTAAAGAGCATCAAGATCAAAATGGTAAACTTCAAAAAAGATTATCTCAGTATGAAGATAAAGCTGCACATTATAGAAGAAAGGCAGTACTATGAAAGTTATGATAAATAAAGCTGAAGAAGTAAATAAAATGGAAAATCGTTTAGATGATGTAAAAGAAGCTATTGTACAGTTAGAAGATATTATAAAGAAAGGGCGTTTACATGATGCAGATTCTTTAGAGTTGCAAAAATGGCTTAAAAGGTATAAATCTGATGCAGAACAATACGATGTTCATTTAACAGAAATGAGGCAAGCACGTGGATAATATGGAAAATAAACTAAGAGCTATAGTTGCTACCAAGCAATTAGAAGTTGATACATTAAAACGTAGACTAAGAGAAACGGAGGATAAGTTAGCACATGAATATAACACCAGACTCAGAGCTGACAAGACTAGAAAAAAGACAGTCAGGGTTACAGAGAGTAGCGACAGCGATAAATGATTTAACTATTTATGGAATATATCCTACAAATTTTCCAAAATTAGTTAATGCTTTAGAGCATAGTAAAGATCATATTAAAGCTGAAATACAATCTACTAAAAAACGTATCATTGAATTAGGTGGACAGACTGTTGAAGAAACTTGGACAGATCCTCTAGTTAATGAATTCAAAGATAAAATCATTGATAGTTATGCAAAAAAAGGAATTTAAGAATTCTATTTTATTTGGCTAAGTTCTTAGTGATCAAATCATATGACCAAGTAAGTAGACAGAGCCTGGTGGGAGACTGCCAGGTTCGTTAAGCCAATCAAGCGGTCGCTATATGTTAATACATTGGCTTTTAATAGGGAGGGAGTTAAATTGATATAAGGCTTTTAGCTCCCTTGCCTTAAATCCAATTCTTAGGAATACAAATAACTTCCCCAAATTCAATTGACTTATCATCAGGATCTTTAGAGTAAGTACCAAAGATCTTTATATGATCGTCAGTATCTTCAAAGATCCAACCCTTAGATTTAGATAGAGCTGGTCTCAGCTTCTTCATCTGTTCAAAGTTAAGCCAACCTGTATGCGATTGAGCATCTCTCCAATTGAGAGTATCTTTAATAGGTTTGTAAGGAAAATCTGGACTAGGTTTTCTCTTTTTAATGTAACGTCTTTTTACCATGGCTCCAGATGAACGTATCTTGATCGTTCTCTTCAAATTTTCTAATAACGTCTACAGGTACTTCTTGACCTTCTTCTTCAAAAACAAGTTGAAGGTAAGTACTGTATATAATAGCTAAAGCCATAGCGTCTGCTGCTCGTACTGATAAACCAGGGTGTTGAGACCTGATAAAATCACCGATAGCATTAGGTTTTATATCCTTGATAAATTTATCAGAATATAATTTCTTATTAGTTGGAAATTTAAGTATTGAAGCCATAATTTTTACACCTCTGGCGAGGATAATACATTCTATAGTTTGGGTTGCACTATAAAGTCAAGATGCTTTTTGATCTTAGGTACAAGATTGTGATAGAGCTTAACCCAAAGGATTGTTTCATCTTCAAAGAAAGCTAAAGACTTCTTTTGATCTAAATGGTACTGATATAGTGTGTTAGCTATGTGTTCAGTATCTATATCTAGATATTTCCAGAAATCTTTCTCACCTTTACCACAGGTATGAAGTTGAGAATGATGTATGAAACATAGAGGAATAGCCCATTGATCACCAGTCTTTTGACCAAAACCTCTAGGCATAGCAAATGTTAAATGATGTGCCTGACAGGGTTTAGTAAAGCAGAGAATACAAGGCTGACTACTTACCCATTTCAGGTATTTTATATCTTTTAGCCTTTGTACCTTGTCCCCTGATAGTATTTCTAACTTTTTCGTACCCATAATAAATAGCTAGAGCAGTTAATCCTTCATGAACATTATTAGATGCTCTACGTTCTGTTATACCAAATTTGTGAGCAATTTCAATGATACCATAATTCTCCCAGCAAAAGAACTTGAGAATTTTTTCATAGTGAGATCCAATCTCTTCACTAATTCGTACCATTTCAAAAATGGCTCCAAGTTTAGAGATTAACATATCAGGTTTAGAACCATCTATTCTAACATCTTGAACACATGATTTAAGTCCTGATGTAGCAATCTCACAGAGTCTTCTGTATCTAGAACCTGCTTCATACTTATTAACAGAAATAAGTTTACGATGTAACATATAGGAAAGACGGGATTCTCTAATGTTATACCAGACTTTCTTCTTATTAATAATAGTAGATATGAGTTCAGGCTTTTCTATCTGACGCATTAATTAGATTTATAAAACCTTTCTAATTCTTTATCAACAAACTCTTTAAAATTAGAGTTAGACTGATAAAATTTAGATAAACGATAAACTCTGTTTTTATGCTTACATCCATGGAAACGAGCAATAAGGCTCTTGCACCCATACTTGTGTGTAGGCTGCAATAGCCAACATAAGATGATAGAAAGATTATAGTTCTTATATTCTTCTCTATCTCTGATATCCTTTTTGCCTTTCAAGGCATCTAAGGATATGTTATAAGTTTTTGAACAATACTTTTGTATACTAGAAATCATAAGGAGGAAATTATGCTTAATATTGAATATCGACATTCTGCATCTAAAGGTAATACGTTTATTGATTGTCCGCCATTTTGGATAATCCATGAACTATATGAACATGAATCTAAACCAAATGCGAGGATGAAGATGGGACTAGCTGCTGAAGAGGCAGCATATTATTCACTTAAACAAAAATTAAGTGAAGATGCTACCACAAAAATAGCTAAAGACAAATATATTTTAACACATGAAGGAAATGAAGATGATGATGAATGTGTATGGTCTGCACATATAGCCAACAGATTCGTTAATGAGTTAAAACAATTTGGTGAAATGGTATCTTGGCAGAATGAAAAACAAGTACCAGGTAAAAAATGGGGACTAAAATATGATGTAGTGGGTAAAACTGACTTCGAATTCGAAGATGTTATAATTGATACTAAAGCTACAGCATATATTAGAAGACTAAAGGCAGGGCATGTAGATCCTAAATGGTATCCAAAAGAGGCTGATTTAAGACAACAATTCTTATATCGTGAACTTTTTGGTAAGAATACTGCGTTATTATACTGTTCATATAAGGATTCTCATGCAGTAGATTTGGCAGATAGAATAGGTTATTTAGAACAAATGCTACAAGCCTTTAGAACAATAGAACATATCTTAAAGATAGCGAAAAATAAGAAGGATATTGTACGAATGTATCCCTTGACATTCGACAATTTCCGATGGAAAGGATCTCCTGATGCAAAGGAATTCGCTACAAAGGTATGGTCAGAGGCTTTCAAATAATGTATAGATTTGTATGCATAAAATCGGAAGTATAATTAAACAAATAAATAAAAGGAGTAAAATGGAAACACAAACATTTGAATGTAAATTTAAACGTGCATTTGAAAAAGACAATGGTGGTGTAACTTTATACATTACTAAAGACGATGGTACAGATATGACTATATATGGTGAAGCTCTAGGTACTTCAAGATGGCAACAAGGTGCCAGATTAAAGATAGCAGCTCAACCAGTTAGGACAAGCAAGAATGGTAAACAATATCAAACTGCTACATCTATTGAAAATCTTGATGGTGAAGTAGCTGTACCAGAAAATAATATGGTAAGTCCACAAGGAGTTAAAACTGTTAAAGATTTAAGTGCTCAATGGAAAGAAAAATACAGATTAACTATGAGTAACTTATTAGCATCTTGGTTAAGTTCTGGAAAAGAATTAACTCCAGAAGCTCACAAGACTATAGATCTAATTGTTAGAGATATATTAGATGCTAAATATGACGGAGAAGTAGCTCCGTTCTAAACCGAATAGTTGTGCATGACTCCCTTTAATACCCAATACATAATCATGTACGACTTGCTAGGTGGGAGTGTTAATTAACTATGAAAGGAAAATTGTTAAGAAACTATATGGCTCCCACCTGGTTAACTAAAAATTAAGGAAAATAATATGAATAACGATGACGTATGGAATAGTAATAATATAGGTAGTATAGATAAAAAAATAAATCAGTCAGCCAAGGATAATTTAGATGGTTTAGAAAGCAGTTTAAATCACATGAAACTTATGGATCTTGAAGAATTTCAAATTCAAGCAAAAGAAATGATTGATGATTGCTCAAAAGAAGAAATTAAAAAAGTTCTTAAATTACTTATTGAGATATCAAGGAACTCTTATGAAGAAGAATAATTATGGAAATAATAATGTTAATAATCCATTTATTAAATGGAGAGATAGCAAAGATCCCTATGGGGATTATTGCTAGTGAACTTACTTGTAGTAGTGCTTTAGAAAAAATAGTAGATACTCAAGAAGATAAAACAGCTATTGCTTTTAATGGTGTACAAGTAATAGCTTATTACTGTAAGAACAATAAAGGAGATTGGATACCATGATAACAGAAGATAGATTAGAACAGGCTTTAAAGTATATAGCTGATACTGATGAGAGTAGTGCTGAAGCAAGTGCTAATGTTAAATACTTGGATAGACTTCTTAAAAGAAAAAAAGCATTATTCATTACAGGTGAACAAACTTTAAAGTCTATCTCTGCCAAAGAACAGGGATTCTATGCATCAGATACTTATAAGAATGCAGTAGAAGAATTATTTAATGCAGATGTTAAGGCTGCTACAATGGAAAATAAAAGAGATAAAGAAGGTCTTATAATAGATTTATTCAGAACACTAGAGGCTAGTAGACGTAAACATAATATATGATTTATAAGTTTAAAGTATGGTCTTGGAAACCTATGTATACAGAAATTTATCTTGTTGCTTTAGAAGATGATGAAGCTGTTAATACTTTTAAGAAATTAAATAAAGATGAATTTGTTTGGAAAGTAGATTCAATGAGAAATGAAAGAGTTACATATGAAGTAATTAAAGATGCACAGATGGAACCAAGAAAAGATACAGAGAATACAGAATCAAGAACTGAGTCCTGAAATTTGTTTATGGAAAGGTGTTTTTACACAAGCTCTATCAGATGCTATATATGATGGATCTCGTTTAGATTATCTTCATTGGAAAAGAAGAGCCATGGTTTGGCTAACTTCTTATTCAAAAGATTTCCAAATGGTTATGATGTTTGCCGAATATGAACCTGCTTATATGTTTGGTAAATTAACCAAAGCAAATAAAGAAGGATATTTTATAATGACAGAAGAACAAAATAATATCTTATGTAAAATAGTAGAGTATAAACCTAAAGTAAAATATAAACCGAGGTTTAAATTAAAATTTTAATGACAAATAAAGATATGTTTAAAGATACTACTTATCAAAGTTTACATAGACAGGTTGATGGAAATCACTATAAGAAATTTAAAATTGAACCTGCACATTTCATTAGTGAAAATCATTTAGAATGGGCTGAAGGTGAAGCTATTAAATATATTTGCAGACACAAACTAAAAGGTAAAGAGCAAAGTATTAAAAAAGCTATTCATTGTCTTGAGATGATTCTTGAGAGAGACTATGATTAACTTTTTTTCTGCTATACTTAGTCTTATCTTTAAATCTTTTATGCTTATGTTCTGGTAATGTTCTAGCAACAGGGTTTCTGTTAGCTGATTCTTTTAATTTCTTATAATAATTAGGATGATGCCAGGCAAAAGTCATTAATCGTCAGCATCATCTCCAACACAGAAGTCGTCTTCAGTAGTGTATGCCTTTGGTTTACAATTGCAACCAATACAGTCGCAATCCACAACTATTTTGTGTTCGTCATTTTTATTACAATGACACAAATGTTCGCATCTTTTACAATTATTCATATTAACCCTATATACTAAATGGTTTAATTTATTTTTTTATCTTAAAGAAATCTTCAAAAAAATCTTGCCAAAACTTCTGAACTTGTTCTTGATACTTCTTTGCTTTTTCAGGTTGTTCATTGGTAAATTTTTCCACATAGACTTTCCACTCTGCATAAGTTGGAATTTCTAAATCGAATTTAAACATATTTTCTCCTTTCTTTTTCTTAATTGTTTATTCATTTCACTTGATTCCTTACACTATCTATGAAGTTATAAACACGACCAAATTGTTTATCTATATTCATTAGTTCGTTCTGCATCATACTTACTATTGTTTGTATTTCAATTAAAGTAATTAATACCCATGTACTCAAACCCATTAAAATAGTTCCTAACAGTCCAATTAAAACTGTATTAGTTTTCCTTGTCATTTATTAAACATCTTTAATGATGCTCCTGAATTGTGATAACATTTTAAACAAGCTCTTTCCTTTGATGCAAAGTAGACGTATGAATCTGTATTAACTAATTCTTTGTTACACCATTTACATGGTCCAACATTAAATTCTCTATTTGTTTTTACCCACTTTTTCTTTTGCATCTATTTCTTCAGTAGCTTTATCTAAATCATCAGTTGTATGTTCTAATTTTTGCAAAGCTCGTTTAAGTGCAGCATCTTTTGATTTGCCTGCATCTTCGAGTTCTGAAATCTGAGTTCTCAAGTTCCTAACTTGTTCTTTATACTCGTTGATAATTTCTTGGTAATCTGCTTTGAGCATGCATTACTTAGGCTTCTTCATGATATTAGCACCCTTCAATCCATAGATAGCTGAAACAACTCCTATGAAGATTGCTTGATACCAATAAGGGAGATTATTAAAATATGAAAAAAATAGATCTAATCGTTCACGAACATCAGGAGAGTCAGAGAACACAGAATAAGCCAATAGCAAGATAGGCAAAGATACAAGAAGGAGGACAAATTCGTCTTTCCAGCCCTTCTCATTAGTTTCAATAATTTTGCTTTTAAATTCAATTTCGCCTCGGCTCATTTTTTCTGCGTGCACACGTTGTGCATCAGACATTAGCATTTTTGTTTGTTGTTTGTTTTTATATATATGAGTACCAACTTTAAAAGCCATACTCAATAAATTAATTATTGGTAATGCCATTATAATTTACTCCTTACGTGTTTTAGTAATTCAGGAAATTTAGTTTTCCAAATTCCTCTGTCCTGTACATGAGAAAATTCAGCTTTGCCAGTTGCTTTTAATGCAGCAAGAGCTGTAGGATTCTGTTCAAAAGATCTTCTCATAAGACTTCTCATTAAATTAATATTCCAATTATCTTTGGTATAAGTACCTGGAGCTGTAAATTTAGAACCTTCTTTCCAGGGTTTCTTATATATACCTTCATTAATTGTTTTATTTTTTAATGTTTGATAACCATGTTCTACAGAAACAAAGTCTAATTTCTTACCTTTAATATTTAAAGAAAAAGGTCTTTTAGCTAGATTGCTTAGATTAGCATATTGTCTAGCTCCATAGAAAACATTAAGTTTCATTACCATTCTCCTTTTTTAATTTTTTCTAAGGAAGATTTAATAAGAGATGAACTAGCACCTGGCTGTGCAATTATTTGTCCAGGTATTCCTCTTTGTATAGAGTATTGTATAGAATTTGCTGTACCTCTACTTTTACCATCCCAAAAAGCTACTACTTTATCTGAATTATCTATAATAGTTTTATTTCTTGTATAAGCAGCTACTCCATAAGCCTTTCTACTCTGTGGACTATAACGATTAAACTTATCATAACCATATTTTGCTGCTAATTCTAAATCAGGTGGATGTGGTTCATAACCTTTTGTTCCTAATCTAGATAATGCCCATTCTTTTCCAAAACGATCAGCTCCAGTTACTTCTTCACCTGAAACTACTTTTGAAATTGGAGTTTTAGTGTGGATTGTATCTAATTTTTTAAAGACAAATTCTTTTGCACCACTAGGGTTTTTCCAAAATTTTAATCTAGATCCTACTACACCAAGTTTCATTTCTTTTTAAATGTATATACTTTACCTGTTCTTGTACCAACATAACGAAGATGATCTCTCTTCTTCCATCGTTTGTCCCAAGCCCAGCTATTCAATTTACTTCCCATGCTTTCTATGAAGCCGAGGAATTTGTCTCGTAACCATCCCATGCTCTATACATCCCTTCTACTAAAAGTTCATCGGTAAATGGCTGTTGACCATTTTCCATTCTGATTATGGACTTTACCAGAGGTAAGTAATCTTTCATACTATTTTCTAGTTTGTCCATTGGATTAAAACCTGTTTCTTTACAAACAAATTTAATATAAGCGTCAGTATCATTCTCACTTGGAGGTGCCCATCTTGCGATGATATCCTCAGTTGTGTTCTTTTTGTGGTGAAAACGATAGACTAAGAGTATACGCATTAAAGCCCGTATACCCCAAACGGATTCCTTAAAAACACAAAAGACTGGATCAGATTGCTCTGATGCCAGCCCATCCCAGTCAGTACCTAATTTGATATTGCCTGGATTCTTGTTTCTAATTCCTCTCGGTAATTTTTCTGTTCCATCTGCCATTATGTTTTAATACCATTGGGATCAACTTTGGTAGTCCATTGATGATCACAGCGGTTCCTATTACAGGTCTAGTCTTTTGAAGTTTGTTATACTCAAAAGCTAAACTCTTCATGTTGATTAAACAACCAGTCTGGCAAGCCCATAATAATTCATTAGGGTTGCTCCAATACTGGATACTATATGAAGTATGATAGTGTCCCTGACAGGTACACATCCCATACTGTTGTGCTACTTTAAGCACATCTTTATATTTACCATGGCAGAAGTAAATGTTTTGACCATTAGATGCTTTGATAATCAAATCTTCGTGCCAGGTCCAGCCTGGTCCCACACCTAACATTTCATTATAAGTTTTGAAAAGTTCGTGTGGAATTCCGTGTCGTGTTGCTTTCCTAAAAACTAAACTTCCATGGTTAGAATCTAGCAAATACATTTTAGGAAACATCTTATGTAATTTCTTAAAGAATGTTTTAGCTTTATCTAATTCATGGCTAGGAGAGTACAAGCCTGGATGATGATCGTGAAAAGAAATACTATGCCAATCCAGTTCATCTCCTATATTGACAATACAATCAGGTTTATATTCTTTCCTAATTGCATCTAGAAAGTCAAGTGTATCTGGATGATGATAGGGTGCATGAAGATCGCTTATGCAAAGTATTGATTTTCGAAGCATATTATTGCTTGTACAATTATTTCGTGTATAAATCTAGTAGTAGATGTACAACTTTATGTACTAGGTCTTTTATCAGGTGTGCAATAAAATTTTATATAAACACCATTTCTATTAACCTGTTCTTTTCCTACTTCTATGGTTTTTCTTTTTCCTTCATCATAACCAGCTACCATACAGGCATACCAACTAGAATAAGTTTCAGGCATAACGTGTGGTTGCATACATTGATTATGAACCGCACTACAAAAAAGCATAGTTAGCATAATTTTCATTATGAAACTAATATGCTTTTAACCACCCACATTAGGTTTCCTAACGCCATAAAACTAACAGCCCATATAATCTTATATATTGTATCAATTCGTTTAGCTAAATGGCAAACGTGATTATCTAATTTAGTATTAATAACCTTTAATTCACCATATATTTTAAGAATTTCTTCTTTATTTTCTGTATGTCTGCTCATTAAAATAATGTTTCGTAAGGAGACCTTACTAATCCTTTCATTTTATATTGTGATGTTCTTGGTCCTTTATATCTAGGATGACCAAGTTGTCCTAGTACAAAATCTACTGCTGTATCGGCTGCAAGATCGGCACTAAGCCCATCTCGTTTTAAGCCTTCAGCAACATTTTGTGATGCTGTTTGTAACCATATAGGTAAGAATCTCCTACCAACATGACCACCTATCTTTAAACCCTTCTCAATAGCTTCATCATCTTTCTTAGTGATGTTTGGACTCCACTTAGTAGTTAGGTATTGTTTGTTTGTTAATGTTTCTATAACTACCCTGGGTAATGATCCCATCTTTTTAAGACCAGTAGCCTGTGGAGCTGTTATCCAATGGAAAGGTTCCATTAACTGTTTAGAGAAAGTAAGTACTTCACCATCTCCTAAGTCAATTCTAGTTGGATCTGTATTCTCTAAAATAGAGTGTCCACTAAATATATAGTTTAAAACAGATCCTGCAGCTGCGTATGTTAATGCAGCCTTTGCAAAATAAAACTGATACATTCTTCTTAGACCTGGATCAGATTCAAATGCAGGTAATGATTTTGCAATAATTCTTATATTAGATATTGTCCAGTCTGGAGCAAACATTAGCAATTGCATATAGCCTCTAGAGCCAGGTGCAAAGGTAGTTTGCATTATACTTTTAAGCCAAGGAGTTTGTATCCTGTTCGCTATGTGTTCCCAGTTTTGTCCACCAAATGCATCGTTTGCAAATTGTGATGCTTGTGTAGCTTTTTGATAAATACGTGCCTGACTATCACCAGGCATAATCTTCATAGCATTAGGTTTACCTAAGATAGTATTTTTATTTAAAACTGATAAAAATGTATGTAGTTTAGCTTGTGTAAATACTCTGTCCCAAGTGATAGTATCAAACCATCTAAATACTTTTTCTGCTTTACCACCAGTAGAAATACCAAAGTGTCTTTTTAATGCAGTATCAATTCCTCTTAAGTTATAATAAAATCTATCAAATCCTATATCTTCAGGTGTTGATATTTGTAATCCTGTTCCTCTAGCAAATTGTATAACATCTCTAAAACCATTTTGTTCTAAAAATTCTATTGCATTAGGAAGAGGTGGTCCAATAAAATCTTTAGGTAAGGTAGAAGGAAATTGTTTACTATAAGTTTTAGGATCACTAATTAGTTTTTCTAATTCTGCTTTAGATCTTGGATTTAATACTTTACCAATAAATTTAGGTTTAACTCCAGCAAACCACATACTTTCAACAAGTGCTCCTGCATGAAAGAATGAAAATCCTACAGCTAATCTCTTCATCATTAAGTTAGTAGTAAAGAGTGCTGACATAAAAGGAGCTTCATCAGTAGCATCAAAAACCATTCTTAATGATTTTTCCATTCCCTTATGAATATAAGGAAATCCATCTTTACCTTCAAAATAAGGATGTTTAAATTGTATATAGTTTTGATTGATGGGTGCTTGACCTTTTCTAATAAGAAGGGGGGATCCTGCTATTTTTGAGGTTTCTAAACTTCTAATTAAAGATCTAGTAGATAATGCTTTGCCCGCTGCGTTACCATATATTTTAATTAATTCTACAGGATCATCAAACCCTAGCTTGATTTTAAATCCTTTTTGAAGTCCTGCATTAATATCTCCAAATACACCACGTTTAGCAAATTGAAATTTACCTGATGGACCAGTTATAGTTTTGTCAAAATCTCTAACAAATCTAAATGGTTGTAGTTGAGGATTATAATGTGCCCATAATAAAGGAAGATAATTAGCTCTTTTATTAAAAATTAATTGACCACCATCTTTAGCATGTTGACCAAAAGTTGATTCAAAACTATCAAAAACTTTTCTAATAGCTTCAGCAGCTTCTGGTAATTTAGGATCTATTTTTTTTAATTCATTTATGGATATTGGTTTTAATTTACTATTGTATTGAAATGTTTTTCTATCTACTTTAGCTCTAGTTAAATAATAAAATAATAATTTTCTTGCATCTATAGCATCAGGAATCATTAATTTAATTTTATTAGCTAATTCATATGCAGCAGAGTTTAATTTAACTGTACTAAATTTAGCTGCATCTAATGTTGCTTCTGCTGATATAGCAGCTGCATCGAAATCTTTAGGCATTTGCTTAAGTCTACTAACAAGAAATCTACCTGCCAAATATACTGCTGCACCAGCTCCCGCACCTTTAGCTGTTGCTAATAATTTTTCATCTTCTGCTGTTAAGAATTGTGCAGTAGCACCTATAGCAGCAAGAGAGCCACCAGTTTTAAGTGCTGCATTAATAGACATATCTTTAGCATTTTCATTGATAGTTCTTAATGCTGCAGTCATATCTGCTTTAATATCATCAAATTTATCAGGATTTAATATAGTTTTATATTGTACTTTGATTTCTTCAACAAGATCATCTACTGAACGATAGATACCATTCTCATTAGGATCTAATAATTTTGCTAATTTTTTAGGATCAGCTCCATGTTTTGCTAAAACTTTGCTTTGAATTTCTGTAATTTTAGATGGATGAAGTCCAGTCATTCTTTGAGCTATTCCTCTCATTCCTGCAAAACCTACAGATATTAAAGCTCCTGCTGTTGCACCTAATGTAGTTTCAATACCAACTCTTTTAGGATCTAATGTTCTATCCTCTCCAAGTTGCCATGTAGTTGAAAATACAAAAGGTAATCCAAGAGTAGCTATGGCTCCAACTTTTATATCAGCCATGTTATCAGCTTTTTTTGCTGATACTGTAGTCATACTAAGATTCTTAGCTCTTTTTAATCTAATAGCATTAACGACACCTCTACCTAACCTGTGCCATCCAAGAGGCATAACCATAAGCCATGGATCTGCCATTAACATATTAACTAATTCCGCACCAAACATCTTAGGATTGGCTTTAATCATATTACCAATTTCCTTAAAGTCTATTGATAGAGAGCCTTCTTCCAATAGATAACCAAATCGTTTTAATTTACGTTCAGCTTCCTGGTAGATTTTAGATCCTTGTTGATCTGGATTATTTCTTATCCATTCTAATGCTTCCTGTGCTTGTTTCTTTTTAGTGTTACCTGTTATCCATTGATAGAAAGATGCAGGTAAGGATTCCTCTAACATTAAATGATAGGGGTTCCTTAGAGACTGGAAAAATCCAGGCGTTGCATCCTTGACTGGTTCTTTTAAACCATCAGGTATTGAACGAACTGGATCTCTAAGTTTGAATTCATTAACATTGATATCATTAGCCATTTACTTTTTAGTAAGTTTTTTCTTCCATATATCCCATTTAGGATCAGTATAAAATTTCTTTCTAGCAAAGAAGGAAGTTTTTCTAGTTTTAGGATGAGTTAGTCTTTCTATAAACGTAGTTCCACCTTTTATTTCTTGAGTTTTGCCTTTTGATAATATTTTACTTACACTATGAAATGGATCAAAACCTTCTCTTGGTTCACTAGGTAAACCTTTTCTTTTAGCAAATCTCATTGAGGTTAATCCCTTCATTGATTCGCTTTCTTCAGAAGTAAAAAACCCAGGTTTAAGTTTAGAAGGTTTTATTTTTGGTCCTTTAACAACTCCACCAATACCAATATTTAATTTTTTACCTAATTTTTTAGCACGGATTAAACCTGTTTTTTGAGCTATACCAAATTCTTTAGTTAATGCTTGATCAGTAAATTTTTTAACTTGTTTTCCAAATTTAGTTCTTTTAATAACTGTTATTTTTGGTGGACTTGGTTGTAGTCTAGTAGGAGGTTTAGACCAAACAGTGGTTTTTTTGAAAAGTTTTTCTCCTTTTGCTTTTCTGATTTTAATATGCTGTGCAACTTTTGTTCTTACTTCTTTTCTCTTTCTGAGAAAAGTTGCAGTTTCTGTAGTTCTACCTGCTTTAAGAGTTAAGTCTTTAATTCCTGGATGTGATGGATCAAATGGAGGTTGTATACCAAATATTGATTTTTTTTTAGGATCATATCTAAATAATTGTCTTTTTTTTTGTTTAATTATTGCTTTTGGTTTATCAGGTTTAGATGGAGCAACTTTCTTAACTCCAGTAAACCTTTTAGATACACCTCTGATGATGAATCTTTTAATCATAATGTTTATTTGTTAATTGTTATTCGAAATATTCAGGGAATCTATTTCTGAGAATCTTCTCAGATCTAGTTCTGGATACTTGTTGTAATTGTGGATTTGCTGCTAATAGCATAGCAAATATTCTTGAGTCGTCATTGGATAATATCTTGCCTGATTCTTTTGGTAGGAAATACTCTGGTCCACCTTCTCCTACGATTGCATGTTGTCCTTCTTGTATTTGACCACCTTGAGCAAAACCTACGTAGCCTTTTAATGGATTTTTTTTATTAATTTTAGGTTTATTGCTGTCCAGCGTTGGAATTTCTTGTGTAGTTTGTAATGTAGAATCTGTAAACCAAGTACCACCTTTTTTCTTAAATCTACCTTTGTCAAACATACGCTTAAGAATTTGAAGTTTTTTTGTTGTATCGTATACAACTTCAGGTGCACCTGGTTTTTTGTTTTCCTTTAATTTTTTAATTTCTTTCTGTAATTCAACAGCTATTTCTTCTGATGCTAAATCCCATTTGAATTCCATTTTCCTTTCACCTTTAAGAAAACCCAAGAATTTTTCTGCATTACTAGGACCAGATATATCCATTGATTGTAATAAAGATTTAACTTCTGCAACATCTGTTGCTGTAACTTCAATAGGAGCTTGTTCTCTGTCTTTTAATATTTGTTTATAATGAGAAGATATACCTGCTGCTTTCATTACATTATTTAATGCACCAGATCCTAAAGTTTTACCTTCAGCTCCAGCTTGCATGAATGCTAATCCCATTGTAAATGCAGGGTTAGCCATAAGACCTTCAAAACCACCTTTTTCTTTCCAAGATGCTACAGCATCAGCCATGTTGAATTTAGAATTAAACTTATTAGCTAGTCCTTGCCACCAACTAGGATCTTCTCCTTGTTTAGTTCCAGCTCCACCTCGCATAATATCATCTTTATATACTGTATTAGTTGGTGCATCAGGTGTTTGTTTTTTTGCTAAAGCTGTAGCTCTAGTACCAGGTGTTATAAGATTTCCTTGTGCATCTTTTGGATATGGTCTACCTAATCTATCTTTTGCTGGACCTTTAGGAGCTTGATCATAAGTTCCTTTTTGAGTAATTTGTCCTAGTCTATTTTTTGTATCTGGCATTAATCCTGTATAAGCATTATCAGGAGCTTGATAGCCCTGCATACCTATTCTAAGTCCAGGTCTACCACCAGCTATTTGTAATGATTCTCTATCTTCTTTATTTTGACTATATCTATTTTTCCATTCTTGCCATGTGTCTAATAAACCCATTATAATATTCCTTTATTTAAACTGTTGTCTTTTAACCAATTGTAAAACGGACTTTGATTAACTGCCAATTGTCCTACTGAACCAGGATTACCAAGTGTCTGTGCTACTTTAGCCTTTGCGTTAGCATAAGCTGAATGAAAGTTAAATCCTTGTGTCCCTTGTCCTAAATTTGCATACCATGCAGCTGCAACTGAAGCAGGTTGTCCTGTACCTGAAGCTATATAGGGAGCAGCGGGAGCTAATTGTGTCATAGCTTCTCTTTCACTAGGTGTAGCTCCACCAGTAAGCATTCTATTTCCACCTTCTCCATAATCACCTGTTCTTGGATTATATACATCTCCTGTATAACCCAATATATTCATGGCTTGTTTATTTTTATATTTATCGTGTAAACCTTTACCCATTGTCATTAGAACTCCGCCAGATTTAACTACTGTATCTAATGGATTATTTCTAAATTGATCTTCAAAAGTTTGGGCTGTATCTTCATTAATACTGGAAGTATATTTACTGTATTTTGTTTGACCTTTTACATAATCTAGCGAAGAAGATAAATTATCCATAACAAAATCTTTAGCCTGAACATCACCTGTTCCCTGTTTGGTTCCAACTAATTGTGAATTTTGTATAGCTTGTAATTGGTTTAATGTATTTATTTTATCTTTATCGCTTACTTCTCCTGAGTTTAAATAGGCTTCTAAATTAGATTTTTGATAATCTGCAGCTGATATAGTTCCTGTTGTTTGTTGAACATCAAAAGTTCCAGTTTCTGCATTATAGTTATTAGATGTTATTTGACCTTGACCTGCAGCGTCACTTTCATAATCAAATTGACGTGCTCTTGCTTCTCGATCAAGTTGTTCTTGATTTGTAATTTGTGTTGGTGTATCTGCATGAGGTGAATGAGTCTGTCTATCATCACCGCCATTGCCGCCATTGCCGTCATTGCCGCCTGAAGGTCCACCTACATCACCTCTATCTGGTCCTCCATAACTTTCAGAAGGAGAATAGCTTTGATCTCTTGGTGGATAAGCTGGTATACCTGAATTGGTTACAACTTCTTTACCACCTTGATCTACTAAAGATTTTCCTTCATCAGGTGTAATGTAAGCTAGGTAATGGCTTTTGCCATCTACAACTTTATTTACAGGTGCGTCTGAGACGCTACCACCGCTACTTGGCATTGATTTTCCTTAATTGATTAATGCTATAAGAATAACAATAACTATAATAACGCCTATAGTTATTTTTTTATGTTCTTTAGCTAGTTTGTATATTTCTTTAATTTGTTCCATTATAATAATCCTCCTAGTAATCCCATTCCACCACCAATAAGTGCTCCCATGCCTCCAGTCATTCCTAACATTGGACCTAAAGCAGCTCCTGACATAGCTCCTCCTGCTGCCATACCCATAGCATTAGGCGGTGGTGCTTGTGTTGTTTGTTGTTGAGTTGGTAATCCAAAAGCAATTGGTGCAACAGTATTATAATACTGAGACAATGCTTGTTGGGGTGCCATTTGTTGTTGAGCCTGTATATCTTCTAAAGCTCCTCCTACTGCTGTTAAACTTGGTACTCTTTGAGCAGTTTGAAGTTGTCTTCCTCTTTCTCTTTCCAGTTGACCAAATGCATAAGGTAATGCTTTTTGTGCAACTTGTCCTGTTACTGTAGCCTGTGAAAGAGGACTTCCTGGAGTTCTACCTGCTCCACTAAATTGTCCAGCAACATTAGAATATATATCTTGAGCAGATTGTGCAATCATAGGAGATAAGAAAGGATTGGTATACTGTCCTTGTATAGTACCTAATATTTGTTGGTTAGCAGCATTAGCTATTTGCTCTTGCGATGCTAATCCTTGTAATGTTTGTGTTGTTGGTGGTACATATCCTGCAGCAGATGGACCTTGACCATAGATTGTACCTGCTTCAGATAAAATCTGATTTAATCCAGGTTGTGCTGGTCCATAAGGTTCTGCTTGTTGAATGGTAGTGGTTTGTCCACCGCTACCGCCTGATGATCCTCCTCCTATAAAACTCATTTTTCTTTTTTCTCCTTTTGTTTTTCTAATAATACATGGCTTTCTTTATAACCGAATGGTTTCATAACTCTTTTCCATCCTGGTCTTGCAATCAATTCTATTGAATCGCATTTGTTTATCCATGCAAAATCTTCTATGTGCTTAATTAAACCTTGCCATTTTTCACGATGTTTTCCTGTCATAATTTTGATATTCAAACATCTTCTTAATGGTCGTTGTATTATTTCTGTTACCACTACTCCATAGTATTTGGAGTCCTTATCAGCTTCTGAATCCCAAAGAATCCATAACTGCATTTTTGTTTCTTTAATCCATTTCTTTATATGTTCTGCTAAAGCATATCCATTAGATCTGTTTAAAGCATTGGCAATATCAGTTCTAACAATACTCCAAGCAGGATCTAAACTTTTTACAGGTATATTAATTAATTGGATCACGTAATAACTAAATAACTTATTCCTATATGTGTTGAATCTGAAGAACTCATTGTAGCTTTTAAACTGTCCGATGCTTCTAGCACTAAAGGGACTGTTAAAATCTCAACTGCAGTATTAGCAGAAAGTATTTGAGTTTTCAATATTGTATATTCTGTGCTGGCTGAATTATCAGATAAATCCATAGATACTGTAGGGGTATTAGCAGTATTGTTAGTAACTCTAATGGATCTTATAATAATAGTTTCAGTAGAAGCTGCTGTTAATAAAGCAGTTTCATCAGTTGTTGCTAATGCAACCCCTTTAAATTTGTAACTATTAGCCATTTATTAATATAACCATGCCTCCCTACAAACATGATTGTTTCTCCTTGTTAAAATGTGATTTGATTTATTCTACTAAATCCCAGCTTGTTGTTTCTTCGTTCCATCTATATGCTTTTCCATCATCAGGATAAGCAACTGATGCTTCTCGCACTTTTTCTCTTGCATATCTTTCAGCCGCTACAGATAAGTTCACCAACGCTTGATTTTTTACATACTCAGCACCTATATTATATTTTTGATGCCATGCTAATGTTCGTTGAGAATACTCCTTGTCTTTTACTAATTTTGATTCAGAAGTCTTAAGTCCAAAAGTTATTATAACACGCCTCCAAGGAGCATCAGGACTAAGCCTGCTTACACCATGAGGAACACCCCCTGCATTTACAAGACATTTATTAAATGTAGGAACTTCTCCACGTAGTCCAAGACCTTCCAAATCTTCATATAAAAAAATACCTCCCCAATCTATATTCCACACAGGATTTAAAAAAAGTATAGAAGCAAATGTGTAGTGTGCATCATCATGCCACCCAATATAGCCTCCTGGTGGGTATAAATAATATTGTGATTGCTGGGGAGGGGTAGCTTCTTCCCATGTTAATCCTGCTTTTTCTTTAAGTGTTTGATGAATAGAAGCAGTAAACTTATCAGGTAATGGTAAAATAGGCACTGGAGATGTAGCACGTTGAATCTGCTGCTTCCATTGGAGACTAGTTTTCCATCTAGGCTCTTGAGTCTTAAGGGAGGCATCTACATAGACCTCAATCTCATTAATTAACTTAAAATCTAAGAAATTATTAAAAGATTTAAGAATTTGTTTCATTTAAATCCCAGCTAGTCGTTTCTTCATTCCAGCTATATCTTTTATCATCATCAGGTTTAGCAACTGGTGCTTCCCAACGACAAGTATCTTCATTTAAAGTCCATGATTTAAAAGGTTTTGGTGAAATAAAAGCATCTCTGGTTGAATCATACTTATATCCTTTACCAGCGTAATTTTTTCTAAAAGGTGTTCCTCCTAACGTATGAACTCCGCCTTTTGTATTATAAGAAGTTTGAACCCAAACATCTCTTGTTTTATATAAAGTATTTAAAAAATCTATTCCAGCTTGTTCGGTTGTTGCTATGTCGTTTGATACAACATGAACAGCTGTAACTTTACTTCCTATTCCTAATTTTGCAAAATGTGCCATAAATTATCCTGTGTAACTCCCATCTGCGTTAAATATTAAAATTGTTTCATCTGCGACACTTGATGTGTCTATAGTTGGCGAACCTGTTGTTGTTCCTGAATAACTTGCATCAGGTATTCTTAAAATTACCACGCCACTTCCACCATCACCAGAGCCATCTACAACTTTTGATGCACCACCACCTCCGCCAGTATTTGCAGTACCATTCCCACCATTTGTTCCACCACCACCAGTACCAGCTGCACCGACAGTTCCGTCACCTGGAGAGCCACCACCTCCTCCTCCTCCACGAGTTACAGCAGAACCAGTAATTGAACTTGCAAGACCTGCTCCACCATCTCCTCCTGTTCCAGAATTTGATGCTGAATCTCCGCCTACAGCACCAGCACCACCGCCGCCACCGCCGCCATATCCATTTCCATTCGTTGACGCATCTCCACCATCATAACCTTGATTAGCAGTACCATCTCCTCTTGCACCTGATGAACCAGCACCTCCACCACAGCCACCATCACCTCCATCAGCTAGGTTTGTATCACCATATCCACCACCAGCAGAAGTTACTGTCGTTATTCCAGAACCAGATATACTTGAGTCGCTTCCAGTTGAACCTCGTTTTTCAGATGCAGAGCCACTATAATCTGTTGCTGCTGCACCACCAGCACCGATTGTTATTGTGTATTGTGTTCCTGATGTAGCAGTTAATACAGTTTCAGTTGAAGCACCTCTTCCAGATGTTTCTGAACCAAAGGAATTTCTATATCCTCCAGCTCCTCCACCACCACCATAAAGAAAGGCACTTCCTCCTCCACCAGCAACAACTAAATATTCTATCTCATATGAAGGTGGATTTATTGCTGGAGCGGTGTTATCATTAACTCCTGTAGCCGCTACCCAACCTTGTGTAGCATCTACATAAACTATTTTAATTCCTTGTCGTTCAACACTTAATGTCCCATCATCGGTTGAACCTTTTATTTTTTCTGAACCATCTGCTGTAAGAGTGACATTATTAGTATCCCAAGTTCCAGCATAATCCACTAATTCTATTGTATCTCCAACTGAACCAGCTGGAAGTGTAACTGTACATGCTTGTGCAGTCGTATTGACAGGATAACCATTCCCAGCAACCGCTGTAAATGTGGCTCCTGTTTCTACGGATTGCCAAGATGTGCCACCACCAGAAGCATCTTCAAAAGCTGGAGCTGCACCAGCACCAGCAGAAGTTAAAACTTGTCCATCGTTTCCAGTTGCTATCGCTACTGGATCGCCACTTGCATCGTATGAAATTATATTACCATCAGTTCCTCCAGCCATGTATGCCAAAGTAACTGCATTGTCTTTAATAGAAACCGCTCCTGAACTAACATCAAAATCTGATGAGCTAAAAGATGCAACACCTTTATTGGATGTGCTGGCATCTTCACCAGAAATAGTAACTGTGTCTGTGGCTGTTACCGCAGTATCAATTCCTTCTCCAGCAGCAACGACCATTGTATTGCTATCTGCTACTGTTTGAGTTGCTGAGCCATCGGACAATGTAAAATTAGACATTGTGCCTTTTGCATCCAACTGGGTTTGAATATCAGAAGTAACTCCGTCTAATCTTTGATACTCTGCATCGCTGACTGTTCCATCTGCAATTTTAGCCGCACCAATGCTGTTTACTCCAATGGTAATTGTTCCAGCAGAAGTAACAGGTGTGCTGGCAATTGTAAATTCTGATGATCCAGCGTCTCCTAAACCTACTGAAGTTACTGTTCCAGAATTGGAAGGGGTAACTCTACTAAATGAAATTGAATCTGAATCTAATGTTGCATCGTTATCTGTAGTACAAAGCCAGAAAGTATTATCATTGGTTGTTCCTTGATTGATAATAACCATCTGTCCAGATAATTCTGAAATGGTATTGAAATCCGTATCTCTGCTAGCTGCTCCTGATGCAACAACGGTATAAACTCCGTTCTGACTACCAGTAGACTGATCTTTAAGTAAAACCCTATCCCCTGTTGCAAGGGTAACACCGTCTAGCGTATCTCCGTTTTCAAGTGCCGATGCAATGGTTACGTTTGCAGTTGATGCCGCTTCGCAAAGGATTCTTGTTTTTAAACCTGTAACAAGATTGTCAACATAGGTTGTTGTAGCCTTTGTGTCCATTTGGGTTTGAATGGCAGAACTAACACCATCCAGATAACCCAGTTCTGTTTCTGTTACATCCGATACTGCAATCTTTTGCGAACCGTTAGAAATAACAGCCCTGTTTGCTGTTAAAGATTCTGTATCAATTGTTGTAGCTGAACCTGTAATGGTTGCCTGTTTAGCGTCTAGCTGTGTTTGAATTGCGGATGTTACTCCACTCACATATCCCAACTCTGTATCCGTTGTAGCTGAAACAGCCACCTTCTGAGATCCGTTGGATATTAATGCTCTTGAAGCTGTTAATGATTCAGTGTCAATGGTAGTGGCAGATCCTGTTATGGTCGCCTGCTTTGCATCCAATTGTGTTTGAATGGCACTTGTAACTCCTGAAACATATCCTAGTTCGGTATCGGTTGTTGCCGATACTGCAATTTTCTGTGCTGCGTTGGAAACAACGGCTCTACTAGCTGTCAGTGATTCAGTGTCTATGGTTGTTGCCGATCCAGTGATTGTTGCCTGTTTAGCATTAATCTGAGTTTGAATGACAGAGGTTACTCCGTTTAAATAATCGAATTCTGTTGAAGAAACATTTCCACCGCCAATTTTAGCGGCACTAATTCCTGTAGGTATTGAATCGTTGGTGCTAGTTATAATTCCTACATAAACAGAGGTAATGGCTTCATTGGATAATGAACCGCTATCCCATGTTACGTTGACTGTGGTATTGGTTGAAAAGGATGTGCTGGAAACAGTTCCATAAATTGTGCCTGGTGATGATGCAACTAATTTAATTCTTCTGTTTGCATGATAGACGGATGTAACATCCACTCCGTCAACAGTAAAAGCTGTAGCAGAAACATAAGTCGCAGTATAGGTTCCTGCACCGTCTCCATATTCTACCCATTGTCCGTCATTATACCATTGTCTAATGTCCGCCATCACATCTCTGAAGGCGTTATTAATATTTGATGGTAGCATACCCTCTGCAACAGATACTGAGTTTGTTCCTGTTGTTGAGTTGCTTGCTGCTGTTGTGTTGTATTTACCTATATATGTTCCTGACATAATTCTCCTTAATTCATAAACCAGTTAAATGCTTTGTTGT